CCGTGCTAACCTGTCCACCTGAATTGAAATACTTGTTGATACGTCCTGCAGGGTCAGCAAAGTAATCTGTGCCCATGTCCTTGGTCAAACTGATCTGCACAGCATCCTTGATCAGCTTTTCCACAGGATCAAACTCACCCTTTTCCAACAAGTCTGCTGCCTTTAAAATAGCACGTTCTAGTTCTTGGCGCTTAGTAAAGCTTTCGAACTCAGCCATGAACCATTCATTGTGACCTTCATTGAGTTCGGGCACAGCCTGCAACGTGATACCACATGCCGCAGATATTTGCGTACGATCCGGCAATGTCTTGTACTTGTCACTGTGTTCTTTGATAAACTCTGCGGCTTTGCGCAGGCTACGATCAAAGTTTTCTGGATTGTAAATGTTCTGCACACGCACATACGAGCTGGCGTCTTCCAACATCATTTCCAAAAACAATCGTTGTACTTCAGTGTTGTATTCTTTTAACAAGTGCTTTCTTTCTTAGTTCGATCTTGATTCGGCTGGTTTCCCGTGCCTGCATAATAGTTAGCAAGGCGCCTAGACGACCATATTTCTTTACAGCATCATTGACGTCTTTGATGCCATGTTCCCAGTTGGGTATGCTGACTGCCCAGCCCAGTTCCACGGCGCGGTCAATCAAGTCCAGGCCAGCTGTGTCTTGATCAGGCACCACTGTGATTTGTCGATCAAGGCTGCGTATCAGTCTAGCCTGTGCATCATTGATGTCGTTGTGCATCAAACCTAGACCGCCAATGCTGAGTGCATCAAATATGCCTTCGGTCACAATCACATGCTGCCAGTCTGGATGCTGTAGATCAGTGCCAAACACATAGCCGGGCTGACTGTCGCTGAAGTATCTGGGATTGTGTGCATCCAAAAAACGCTTGGTCCAGCCTACCACACGGTTGTTGTGTGTGAACGGTATGATGATACCTCGGCGCTTGCTCAGGGGGTCGATCATGAACGGGAAATCCATTGGCGCATAACGTGCCAACAAATAACTCCAGTATGTGGTGCCAGACTGCACAAATTCTGCCCCTGCGGGCAACTCGCGTTCTTCAAACTCAATGCCTTGCAACATGTTGAATGTGCGTTGCCGATCTTCTATCAAGCCATTGACGCTACGATGACGTAAACTTTCTAAATTGGCAAATTCAATATCTCGTTCGGATACACCCAACCAGCTCAATAGCCTGCGGGCCTTGTAACTTAGAGTACGGCCCTGGATAAAGCTGGCAGTGTAGCCACAGTTGAAGCAGTGATAGCTCCAACCTTGTTCGCTTGTTTTGATTCCGCCACGCAATCTTTTATCCGGTGCGTTGTTGTTGTGATAGCAACACACTGCGTTGAAACTGACCCACCCGCTGGGACTGGCTTTGCGTTTTGCAGGTAGGTATTGAACAATATCAAGCATCTGTTTATTATAACAGAAGCAGACTTATCTATACAGCAAATTGGTGACAGTACCGTTGTTTATGACAACATTGGCATAGACAGGACTGCCAAACGTAACAGGCAAATAACCTGCGCCACCAGCTGTGACTGTGATTGCCCCAATTTGGCCATTGCCAGCATAGGATCCAACGGCCTCTGCACCTGCACCGTTGCCAATGATAAGCACATTGGGGGCAGCAATGTAATTCTGTCCTGTATTGTTCACAGTAATACCAGTGACCACACCATTCACTACTGTGGCAGTGGCTTGTGCACCAAATCCCTGACTTTGATTGAATGCCACACGAATCAGTGGATGAAATCCTGGCACGTTGAGATATATGGTGCGAGTCTCATTGAGATACTGTGTACTGGCAGTGACGTCATACCATGCGGACTCATAGTCTTCTGCTGCCTGTGCTTTGATTGTGCCTGTGAAGTGATGCAGATCCATTTTGATTGTGGTTAGGCTGGCACCGTGTGTGGGGATTTGGCTGCTGTAAAATTCAGTGGTTTGAGTGTAGTTCTGCGGCTGCGGAGTCAGTGCCCAGTCTGGCCAACCTGCTGGTGGGTTTTGTGGCCAAGATGTTGGGCCGTATATTGTGGGAATGGTTAAATTGCTGCTGTCTTGAAATTCAGGGAATATAGAATCCACAATGTTGCAATCTGCGCGAGCCTGGCTGTTGGCGTCTGTGTACACTGCCTGCACGTAGTCTCCGGATGTGCGTTGAATACTGTAGCTGGCTGGCTGTGCTGTGAGATTGATAGTGTCTGCAGTATCCAGAGTCACTTTGACTCTGCCCAAGGCAGCACTGAGAATGGTCATGTCTTTGGCCAGCAACAGTTCGTCACCGTCTTGGCTGATCAATCTAAACACAAAGGCACTGCCAGTGATGTTCACTGGCTTTTGTTCCTGGTTAATAAATTCAAACAATAGCACGTTGTCCACGCCCTTGTTGATGGTTAGTTGTTTTGCGTACACTGGGTTATACCTCGCTGTGAAATAGCCACCACTGGTGTCAATCAATAATACTTTGGTAATTTGTTGGTATAAGTATGCTGTGGTGGAATACATAGGATCCTCGAACAATATTTATGGGCAACGACATCTTTACTAAATTGGCAGAAAAATACCCCTTTATCACGCTGTGCTTGTACGCAAACGTAGAATATGTGGGCATAGTTCAAAACAGGGACGACACTGTTACCACCATCTACGATTTTGGACACGTCACTGACTTGCAAGACAAGCTGGCGTTTTTAGAACTGGCCAATGTCTGGTGGTGGGAAAGCAATCGCAGCATACCCATCAATATATTCTTGCGTGGGGAATGGGATCAATTCCGTCACACCTTGCGTACATTTTCAAACAAAGATCTAGAAATACTTCATGGTCCTGCTTGTAGTTTGCTGGACATTGCTCGCAAAAAGAGCAAGCGCAAATCAATTACCTTGGTTAGACGACTTGATTGAGCAGATTCATATGCAGTGCTACCAAGGCTGCGTAACTGATTGCATGGGCTTTCTTGAATGTGTATCCACGACTGGTATCTCCATCCCATACTGATGCAAACACTTCTGGCCAAGGACGCCGTTGTAAGTGTGCTTTGCCCGGACGAATAATTGATATAAACGCAGCCAGTCTTGGTATGCTGTCTGGTTTCATTTCTTTCAACAAATCATAGTAATTGCCCACGTGTGCCAACTGACTGACCCAATGAGCGTCAGTCCACAGTCTGCTCCACGGTGGAGTTGCAGCCAGCATGGCTTCGTAGTGTTCGGGAGTTTGAATCAAACTGTACACACTCATGTTCAGGAAGTCCAGTTTGAAATAGCCACGTTGTTCTGCTGTTTCGTAGTCTATGGCTGCACACTGATTCACAGGATCTTGCGGAATATCTGTAACATACACTCCCGAATTGTGTCGTCTGCCGTCGCTTTGTCGTGCGGCTGTGTGCCGGATCAAGTTCAGCACGGTATTTCGATCAGCAAAGTCTAAATCAATATCTGCACTCATATCCACGTTTTTCAAGTTGAGCATTGATGTATGCTTCTGCAAATAAATTTACCTTAGGGGCCGGTAATGCCAAATCGTTGCACAATGTGTCAATTATGCGATCACATGTTTTTTTTAATTCGCAGTAGGGCTGTCTTGTCAAGAACTCCGTGTGCAAGATTTCCACACGTTCCCAGTTATTGTACACTATACCAGCCCACTTTGCAATGAGTTTTATGTGTTGTAGAAATTGCTCTGGATCATAAAATACAGAAAAAGGAAAAACATAAACTGACTTGTTGGTGTAATGCATTTTGTCAGCTTGTTGTTTCATAAATCCCGAATGTTTGGGATTTGCGAATCCAATTTTAAAAAAATCTCTAAGAATATCTCTAGGACAATCTGGAGATTCAGCAGTCAGTTCATACAGTTGCAACTGATGTTGGTTAATACATTCATCTTGAATATGTATTGGTAGTTGCTTGAATTCTTGCACTGTTTTTATCACTGGCCAGCTGGGATCACGTACTGCATTATAACTAATCTCAATTTGATTCAAAAAATAGCCATTGATCAAATCTTCTAGTACATGACGATAGTTTATGTTGTTTAATTTGTTGTAAGTATCAATTTCCAACTCATCACAATCATACCCATGGTCGCCTGCTCGCAACAAACTAATAGCACTTAATGGCAACAGATCAGTTTCTGCAATTTGTATACTAATTACCATTTTGTCTGGAATATCAATATCTAAATAAGAATAATGACTGGCAGAAAACATCTGTGGTTTGATGTATTTTTTATTGTGTGCTGCACCGGCTTGATTGAATGGCAGCGTGTCTTGAGTGCAGCCCGCTACAGAGTTACACACAAATTCTAAAAAATTACCATGAGCACCACCTTGGAAATCAATTGATATCATGATCTTGCCATAAAATAGTTTTGTCCTACTATGCATAATTTCAAAGGATCCCAGTGTTGATACACGCTTAATGTCATTTGTTCTCTATATTACACAAGGCCATAGCTATCTTCAGTGCATCTTCGGCACGATCACGTGCCAACAGTGCATCGGCTACAGTGGGATGCTGCTGAGCCAACTCCAACATACATTTTTCTTCATCCATTTTACGGCGTGCCCATTGCACAGCTTCTTGAGTCACTCCGTCTAACTCAACTTGCGGATAGCTAGACTGTAGTGGCAACCATGAGCTGCCATCATATACTTCAAAGTTGTTGCTGATGAATCTCACCATGCCGGCGCTGGCTCTGGTAGAGTCGACGTAGGGTGCATTGTACACACTGCCTGAGATGTGTATGCCCATGCCGCCTGTGATATTTCTAATCATGTTACCATCCTGCTTGGGTCAAAATTGTTGTGGCATATGCCTTGTCATCAGGACTTTGTTGTAGCTTTTTGAGCCACACATCTGAATCAATATAAGGCCAGATCAAACTGACTTGTGCTGCATCCAAGTTGCTGAGAAACTGCTGACCCGAATCACTACAGTATATGGTCCATGGACTCAGTCTACCTGATACAATAGCATGGCACAAAGCATGCACATTGCCATAACGCAAACAATCATGTGGAGGTGCTTGAGTATTCTCTGCCCAGGTCATGCTGTACTCAATAGCTCGAGCCAGTGCATCTTCTACTGCTTCCACCTTGAGATAGTCCAGCAAGTATTCTGTGTACACACGATCTGAACACCAGAAGTCAATCTTTTTGTTGTGCTTCAACAGCCATGTCATGAACTGACCAGGATTGATTGTGCGAGTATCCACACAGTATCGTCCAAACTTCACAAATGCACGATAATAGGCACTGCCGGCAAAGTCTTCAAATGTCTTGGATTTTGTAGATCTCTGTACTGTAGCATAAAACTTTATGTAGGCCTGAAAGCCCAGTCTCACACCTGGCTCATTCTGTTCCTGATGCCGCCGTTTGGCTTCGCACACATGAACTGCTATGCTGGTTTCCTTGGCAAAGGTCTTGTTGCAAAAGTCACAGCTGAATTTACTTGGGGTCGTTGCCATGCTGACGAATGTATGCATCTAGTTCTTTTTTGGTTGTGATTGACGCCAACAAGTCAATCTCATCATTTTTCATGTGCGGAAACAGTTCGCTGAGTTGTTTCTTGAACGAACTGGCACCGGGTTCTTTTTTCTTGGGCGCAATCCAGGGATGTCTTGGCGTACCCATGTCTGGGCTCACGGTGGTGGCCAACAACCATTGCAGTTTAGGATGCTTGCCCAGATCAAAGAAGTGCTTGTTGAATCGCTCGTTACAGCTGATCACATAGAACTCCTGCAGATCTCTTGACCCTTCAACAGAACTGCCCCAACGTATCATGAGATAGTTACTAAACTTCTTGCGTTCTTCGGCTGTGAGCTCGTCGTAGAAGTCTCGATTCTTGCGATCAAATTGTCGCATCTCATTGGCAATGTTTAGTTTGTCACTCATGGGTTTTGCTCAGGTTGTGGATCATTATAACACGATCCAGGGCATCTTGTAAAGTGGGATTGGTTTTGGCAGCTCGCCGAATTTCGCCCCATAATTTAGCGTCCATTATATGTTCGTGTAACGGCCTGCCGTCTTCTGTTCTCTTATCGTAGTCTATTCTGTGACCAGTTACTGGATCGTAATCAGATCCTATTGCTACTCTGGTGCTCGGGTCTGCGCCGAACTCACGGGCGTAAGTAACGCCATCAGCACGTTCGTAAATGTATGTTGCACCAGGAGTTAGATCACCCATTGGTTACCAAGCCTTGTTGTAGTCTACAATTTCACAGTTGCGACTTACGTCTTTTACAAAGTACACACAGTCGGGTTCCGGATCGTCATTTAATGGCACTGCCAGCATTTGGCCGTTTTTGAGTTTGGGCGCATACCACGAAACTTCGTGATATACATCCAGAATTTCAATGTCAGGGAAACTGGGACGGAAGCTGGTCAGGGGATTGAACTGAAACACTCGGAACCCACGGTCATTGATTGATGTCAAGGGCAACACTTCAAGATCTCCCACTTCAGGTTCGCCTATCAAGATCTGCCAGTCCATGGGCATGCGAATTGTGTTTTTGCCTATGCGTAGCACCAAGGCTGGGCTGTTAAAACTTTCTAAAAAGATAAGTGGTATAAAATGATAGTCAGGATCTTTGGGGTCTGAATTGTCAAGGATAGCAAAGCGCATATCATCAATTTCTTCAGGTAAATGATCTAGGTTGTAGTGTTGGTTGTCTAAGGTTAAAATTCGCATATGTTTAATAATACAGGTTTGTGTGGCAATTGTCAACCTTATGCCAACTTCATCCAATCCAGCTTCTCTGCTGAAAAAGGATATTCAGCATCGCGATAGAACTGCTTGCGTTTGGTCAAATGCCGCTTGGCAAACTTGCAGGTGCTGGTTATGTCCCAGATCTGAACATGGTCTTTGTCTTCTGCTTTGCGAATTCCTCTACCAATGCTTTGGATAACACGGACAAAGCTTTTTCCTGGTTCAACAAGAACCAAGTTAAAAATACGGGGGATATTAATACCAACAGCAGCCACTCCATATGTGGCCACAATGATTTTGTCCGTTGCTTCAGCCACTTGATCATATTCGTCTTGACGGTCTTTTGATTTAGTGGCACCACTCACAAACACTGCTTTGTCTCCCAGTCTGGCCACTAGTTCAGCGCCCGCTGCCACACGGTCTACTAGTACCAAGGTGTTCCCAGTTTCGTTGATCTGCAGGATCAATCCTGCCATGGCATCCAG